CAGCGGTAACTACAACAGCGGTAACTGGAACAGCGGTAACTACAACAGCGGTAACTACAACAGCGGTAACTACAACAGCGGTAACTACAACAGCGGTAACTGGAACAAGACTTCCTTTTCTTCTGGCGTTTTTAACACTGAAGAAGGAAAAATTCTGATGTTCAATAAGCCTTCTGATTGGACGTATAGAAATTGGCTTGATTCCAAAGCAAGGTTTTTGTTGAACCAAATCAAGCATGATCTGCTTGAATGGGTGTGGTCAGAAAATATGACCGATGCCGAAAAGGAACAGCACCCGGAGCACACAACCACAGGTGGTTATTTGAAGATTCTTGACGAATCAGAATGTGGTCAAAAGTGGTGGGATTCTTTGTCTTACGATGACAAGATGGTTATTGCATCACTTCCAAATTTTGATGTAAAAATCTTTGAAGAAATCACAGGAATCAAAGCAGGTGACATCTGATGCCTGTTCAGTTATATCCCCATCAGGTCAAGGCATTGGAAGAAACCAAGGACTTCAACCGGGTTGCCTACTACCTTGATATGGGTCTTGGTAAAACCTTTGTTGGTTCCGAAAAGATGATTCAACTTCACGCAAGGGAAAATTTGATTGTTTGTCAAAAATCAAAAGTGCAAGATTGGATTGACCATTTTTATAATAACTATCGAATTACACCCTTTGATTTAACTGACAAAGATGATTTTGATTTGTTTTTTGAATGGGATTCTATAATTCCCCTTGAAGTTGATTATTACAAACCCAAAATTGCAGTTATTAACTATGAACTTGCTTTTCGTAGACCGGAACTGTTGAAACTGGAACATTTCACCTTAATGCTTGATGAATCATCAATGATCACGAATCCCACAGCGAAAAGAACAAAGTTTATTCACAAGTTGAACCCTGACAATGTAATTCTGTTATCAGGAACGCCCACAGGCGGCAAATATGAAAAGTTATGGTCACAGCTTCACTTGCTTGGGTGGAACATCAGCAAAAAACTGTTTTTAAATCAGTACACGGTCACAGAAAAGATTGATGATGGTTCAGGCTTCAAGCGGAATGTGATTGTCGATTACAAGAATGTTGACCGGTTGAAACTGAAGCTGAAACAGCATGGTTGCATCTTTATGAAAACTGATGAAGTGTTTGATCTTCCTGAACAGGTGCAGATTCCTGTTGAAGTGACCAACACCAAAGAGTTCAGATATTTCATGCGGAATGATTTGGTGACACTTTCAGACGGTACAGAATTGATTGGTGATACCAAATTGACCAAAAGGATGTATGCAAGGCAGTTATGCGGTCAGTATTCCAAGGCAAAATTGTCAGCCTTTCAGGACTTGATTGAATCCACTGATGATAGATTGATTGTGTTCTATAACTTCAATGAAGAACTGGCAAAGATGAAATCCATTGTGGAAAGTCTTGAAAAACCTGTTTCTATTGTCAACGGTTCAATCAAGGACTTGGATGCCTACGAAACAGAAAGTGATTCAGTGACCTTTGTGCAGTATCAAGCCGGTGCAATGGGATTGAATTTGCAGAAGTCGAATAAAATCATATATTTTACCCTTCCGCAAAGTTCAGAACTATTTGAACAATCAATGAAGCGGATTCATCGAATCGGTCAGAAAAACAACTGCTTTTATTATCTGTTGATGGTCAAAAACAGTGTGGAACAGCAGATTTTGGAAACGCTAAAACAGCGCAAAAATTATGATGATGCACTATTCATCAAATACGAAGGAGAATTTCAATGACAGTCAAAATCAAAGTCAACAGGAAAACACACCATATTGAAAAGATTGTCGGTGACATCGGACACACAGCACAGAACATGGCAGGTGCAAAGTTGTTCCGGCACGAAGTAGAACCCACATTCGGTTATAAGTTTCGCAGATTTATCAAGCGGTTCAAGCGTGAAATGGACTATCAGTTTGATGTGATTTGCGGTCACATTGTCGGTAGTGAACAGGCGGCTTCTGTTCCCTACATTGGAATTGAAGCCCACATTGAAAGGCGGTGAATGAAATGATCAAATGTCAAAATGCTTGTTTGCTGAACAAGTTTGATGGGTGTTGTCATTGTTGCCCTGAATTTGGGTCTTGCACAGAAGAATGTTCAGAGAACCCCAACACTTGCGGTGAAGCAATATTTGATGAAGAAAGCGGTTTGCAGACCTTCAAGACAAGTCAGGTTGATGTGATGCAGGAAATTTGCAACATCGTCACCATCAAGAAACAGGTTGAAGCAAAAGAAAAAGAACTGAAAGACAAGCTGAAAGCGGCTATGGAGCAATACGGCATCAAGAAGTTCAGTTCTGATGAACTTGAAATCACTTATGTTCCTGATGGAATAAGAACAACTATTAACGGCGCGAAGCTGAAAAAACTGCATCCCGAAATTGCAGAAGAATGTTCCAATGTCAGCAAAACTTCCGCTTATGTCAAAGTTACAGTCAAAGGTGGTGACAAGTAATGCCGGTCAGCGTTCAGATCACCTTGATCATTTGTGGAACAATCCTTCTGCTTGCAATCATCGGTGCGATGAAAAGGAAGTGATGATGTGGCGGCTGAAAAGAATTTTGAAGTCAAGGTCAAAAAATGGCTTGAATCCATCGGCATTTATCCACTGGGAACGGCAAAACAGAAAATGAAGGTCACACCTTGCGGCTATTATGAAAAGCGTTGGGGCGGCGGTTATTCAAAATCAGGCTTGCCCGATATGCACATAGTTGTGAACGCAATCAACATTGATGTTGAATTGAAAGCACCCACAGGCAGACCATCAGAAATTCAAAAACACAACATCACACAAATCAATGATTCAGGGTGCATTGGTGTCATCCTCTACCCTGACAGGTTTGACGATTTCAAAACATTAGTGGAAGGGGTGAGAAAATGCAGTGGTCACACAGCAGGGTTGAAGCGTTTGAAAAATGCCCTTTCAATTTCAAAATGCGCTATTTGGAAGGGGCAAAAGTAAACAGTCCGATTGATGCAGACAATGCGCTGATCGTGGGAACAGCGTTGCACACAGGGATTGAAAAGGATGTGCAGACAGCCTTGAAAGAATATTTCTTCAGCTATCCCATCATCAGTGATGCCCATATCAACGAAGCAATCAAACTGGAAACGATGATTCCCAAAGCAAAAGCAATTTTGCCTTCCGGTGAATATGAAGTTGAAATCAAAGATGGTGATTTTCATGGTTTTATTGACCTGCTTGCACCTGCAACAGTCTTTGAAAGGGGTGTTGAATTACCCAACACTTATGACATCTATGACTTCAAATATTCCAACAATGAAAATCATTATAAGGAATCAAACCAACTGCATCTGTACAAATATTTCTTTGAAAAGTGCAACCCCGGCAAGCACATCCGCAATCTGTATTTTGTTTTTGTTCCCAAGGTGAATATCAAGCAGAAAAAGACAGAGGATTTGATGCAGTTCAGACAGCGCATCCGGGACAAGCTGAACGAAAGTGAACCCCACATTGTTCAGGTTGAATATAACCCCGAAAAGGTCATTGACTTCCTGCTGAAAGTCAAGACCATCAGTGAATCAACAGAATATCCGCAGAATCAATCATGGTTTTGTCGGTATTGTGATTATCAAGAATTTTGTTTGAAAGGATGGGACTATTTTATGAAGTTACCGAGTAAAGAAAGAAGAAACCTTGAAAAGGTTGAAAAAAGGGTTATTTGGATTTATGGTGTGCCGTTTTGCGGCAAAACCACCTTTGCAAATGCCTTCCCTGACCCCTTGATGCTGAACACCGATGGAAACATCAAGTTTGTTGATGCACCCTATATCCGCATCAAGGATGAAGTCAAGGTCGAAGGTCGCTTGACCAAAAGAACCCTTGCATGGGCGGTGTTCAAGGACATCATTGCCGAACTGGAAAAGAAGGAAAATGAGTTCAAGACCATTGTGGTTGACCTTGTTGAAGATCTTTATGATTTTTGCCGCCTGTATATGTATGATCAGTTGGGCATCAAGCACGAATCAGACGATTCCTTCAAGGCTTGGGATATGGTCAGGGGTGAGTTCCTGAACACCTTGAAGCGGCTGATGGCTTTGGACTATGAGAACATCATCTTGATTTCCCATGAAGATACATCCAAGGACATCACCAAGAAGGGCGGCGATAAGATCACGGCAATCAAGCCGAATATGCAGGACAAGGTTGCTTTGAAGGTTGCCGGTATGGTTGACATCGTTGCCCGGATTGTAGCTGACGGCAATCAGAGAACCTTCAACTTCAAGTCTGATGAAGTCATTTTCGGCGGCGGTCGCTTGACAGTCACACAGAAGGAAATTCCCCTTGATGTCAATGCCCTGTTTACCGTTTACGATGAAGCAAACAAAAGGGCGGTCAGAAAGGCGCAGGAAGGCACCACAGCGCACGAAACCAAGCAGGTGACAAATAACCTTACTAACGAAGAAACGCCCACAGAAGCCCCGAAAACGGCGAGAACACGCAGAAGGAAAACGCAGGAAGAATCTGCACCTGCTGAACCGGTAAATGAAGCGGCTGACGAAGGTCAGACCGATAATGCACCAACTGATGTTTCAACTGAAACTAATACATCAACCGATGCACCAACTGAAACACCGGAAACAGAAACCGAACAGCCGAAACCCGAGGTTCCGAAAAGAACACGCAGAACAAGAAAGACCACCACAGAATAATTTTGAAAGGACAAAGGTGAATAACAATGGCAGAAAATATTTGGGATAAGTTTGACGAAGCAGTTGACACAGAAGGCTTGGCAAAAGATGTCAAGGAAGCCGCTGAAAACGGCGGTGAATATGTGGAAGTTCCGCATGGTGACTATGAAGTTTCCGTTCAGAAGTTGGAACTGACCGCATCCAAAAAGGGTGACCCGATGGTGACTATTTGGTTCAAGGTTCTGGCTGGTGAATATGAAGGAAGCCTGATTTTTATGAATCAGGTGGTCACCAAGGGATTCCAAATCCATATTGTCAATGAGTTATTGAGAAGCATGGACACCGGCATCGACATTGAGTTTGTCACCTATCGTCAGTATGGCAACCTGCTGATGGATGTTGCAGAAGCGATTGATGGCAACCTTGAATTTGCCCTTTCTTACAAGGAAGGCAAAAAGGGTTTCAGCACATACGAGATCACAGAAGTTTTTGAAGTAGGCGAATAAATCACATCAAACGGTGGTGGCGGTGTTCCGCATCGTCACCACCCATCACGGAAGAAAGGATGGTGAACAATGCTTTTCTATGATTTTGAAGTTTTTATTTATGATTGGTTAGTTGTCATTAATGATGCTTCAAACAGAAAAGAAAAAGTCATAGTGAATGACCCTGATGCACTGCAAAAGTTCTATGAAGAACACTGCAATGACGTTTGGACTGGTTATAATTCAAGGCATTATGATCAATACATCTTGAAAGGCATCCTTTGTGGTTTTGACCCGAAGAAAATCAATGATTACATCATTCTCAAAGGAAACCCCGGTTGGAAGTTCAGCAGTATGTTCAAACAGATTCCTTTATTGAACTATGATGTGATGCTTGGGACTGACAGGGGCTTGAAATCCTTTGAAGGTTTTATGGGAAACAATATTAAAGAAACATCAGTTCCTTTTGATATTGACCGCAAATTAACACCTGAAGAAATTGAACAGACTATTTTCTATTGTCGGCATGATGTTCAACAGACAATAGAAGTGTTCATCAGAAGGGTTCAAGAGTTCTACACAATGTTGTACTTCATCAAGCACTTCCATCTTCCCATTAGTTCTTTATCGAAAACAAAAGCGCAGTTGGCGGCTGAAATTTTGGGCGGTAACCGTAAAGGTCAGAACTTTGATGATGAATTTCAGTTCCCGATTCTTGACTGCATCAGCCTGAACAAATACAAACACATTGCCGATTGGTACAGAAACCCCGAAAATCACGATTACACCAAATCACAGGATGATGTGATGGTTGCCGGTGTTCCCCATACTTTTAGTTGGGGCGGCGGTCACGGTGCTATTCCAAAGTATCATGCAAAGGGTGATTTCCTGATTGTTGATGTTACTGCATATTATCCTTCTTTGCAAAAACAATATCATTTCGGTTATAGAGTAATGGACAACCCTGAAAATTTTGAGTTCATACACGATTCAAACATTGCCTTCAAGCGGAAAGGTGATAAAAAAGCAAGGTTGCCTTTCAAAATTATGGATAATGCTATTTCAGGACAGATGAAGCAGAAACAATCTGCACTGTATGACCCTATGAGCAACAACAGCATCTGCATCAACGGTCAACTTCTTTTGCTTGACCTGATTGAACATCTTGAACCATTTTGTGAACTTGTGCAGAACAACACAGATGGTATCATCATCAGATTGAAAGACTATGACCGAGATTTTGACATCATTGATGATGTGGTTGCCGAATGGGAACACCGAACAGGGATGAAAATGGACTTTGACACATTCTTTGGTGAAATATTCCAAAAGGATGTGAACAATTATTTGATCGTTGACCGGGAAACAGGTGCAATGAAAACCAAAGGCGGTTACATCAAACAACTGTCTGATTTAGATTATGATCTTCCGATTCTGAACAAAGCGGTGGTCAATTATATGGTGCATGGCATCCTTCCTGAACAGACCATTCAACAGTGTGATGATCTGAAAGAATTTCAGCTTGTTTCAAAGATTTCAAACAAGTTCAGTCACATTCTTCACGGTGATAAGCCCATCAAAGAAAAGTGCATCAGGGTTTTTGCTTCCAAGAACCCGAATGATGCAGGGGTCAAGAAGGTCAGCATCAGAACCGGCAGACCGGCGAAACTGACCAACAGCCCTGAACATTGTTTCATCTGGAACGATGAAGTGAACGGTGTCAAGGTTCCGGCAAAACTGGACAAGCAATGGTACATCAATTTTGCAAACAAGCGGTTGTCTGATTTTGGGGTGGTGATTTAATGGAAATTTTACAAATCAACTGGTACACAGGAAACATGGTTATTCATCTTGACACATTTTTCCCTAATACGATTAAAAAAGCAAAACAGCTTTTGCAGTTGGTTAGACAATGGTGTGACGATGAAACAAAAGCAGATTTGGCAGAATACTTCAAGAAAAAAATCCTTGAAATTGATGCCGAAATTGCTAAAATCAAACAAATTTATCCAAATACAAAAGTAGGTTCAAAAGAAAAAAAGCAGTGTGAAACAGAGTTCAAACGCCTTCAAAAGTTAGAAAACAAATATGTCAAATACCTTGCTTTTCTAAATGAAGGGCGGTGTTGAATTTGCACACACACACACACACAATGAAAAAAGGTGATGAAAAGTGTCCTTCTTCAAAGGGTACATAATGACTGAAAATAAAAATG